GAGAGTAAACCGGTAACTGATCGCCGCTGTTGATGGTGCTGAGTACGGGCAGTTGGTTAATAGTGGGCATGATCGTCCTTAGTAGTATTCAATAGGCCCATCAGGGCCAGCAGTGACTGGGTTGGCTGGTGGCCTAATAAACGGGTTGTCGTAGACCCGCCACGGCTTGTTGCCAGCACCGGCAGGCATGGTGGCCGGCAGTTGCTTCTCAAGCGGGAACGTGGCCCTTTGCAGCAGGATGTCATAGCCCTGCTTGGCCGTGGTCTTGGTCTCCATCATCACCTGCTTGCCGTAGGACGGAGCCAGCCTGATGCCCAAGGCACAAATGATGGCCTCATACGCCGAATCAGGTACGAGCGTTTCCTCATCAAGGTCGCTGTCCTGTGGGCTGGATGGCAATGGATAGCCCAGACGGATGCCCTTGGCGTTCCAATCTCCCATCATTGCGTCAAGGCGGCGCAGGGCGGATTCAAGCTGCTCGGGCTGTAGATCAAACACATAAGACGCAAGCCCGATTTCCTCGAAGGCGGCGCTTATGAATTGTCGTTTTGTGTAGCCCATGCTGCTTCCTCGATGTGTTTCAGAAGTGTCGCATCCGACCAGCGTTTTTCGACCTTTATCCCGATCGCTTTAGCCTGTTGCAACATTTCTTCGCGGGTTGGTGGGCCTTCTTCCACAGAGGTTTCAATCTCATGGACTTCCACAACCTGTCTGCCAATTGGCGATGGACGCACTTGCTTGATCGCTTTGCGCTCAATGGTCTGCGCTTTTTTCAGCTTGCGCTTTTGCAGCCGCAGCTCGCGCCACGGGGCAAGAGCTTTGGTCTTGACGATTGCGGCTGACTTGATCATTTTTTCATCGGTGCTTTGCTTGGCTTGCCTGCGGCTTTTGCCGACTTGCTTGCCATCCCAAGTGCCATCGCCACAGCTTGCTTTTGTGGCTTACCAGATTTCATTTCCATCTTGATATTTTTGGAAACGGTCTTGTCTGAATAACCTTTTTTCATTGGCATTTTGCGCTCCATGTAAAACAGGCCGACATCTCTGCCGGCCTGTCTTGTTTAACCGCCGATACGATAAACGATGAAGGTATCAGCCGCAGTCTTGCGAAGACGGAAGCGTGCAGATGCCCCAGACGTTGCAGCCGTTGTAGCAGCACCCACAATGGTCACGCCAGTGTTGACCGTGATGGTCAAAACAAACGCAGCCAGAGTGAGAACGGTGAAGTCGAACGAATCACCAATGGCCCATTCGGTCGCCAGGTCAAGGTTTGCACCCGTTGGCAGTTGGATGCTTCGAGCAGTCGTTGGCGTCGCCGTCACGATGCCAGTCAGCACGTTGGCTGCTGTGGCAATCATCGAGGCACCATCAGCTATGTCAGCAGGCGCACCCTGAGGCTGCCAGTTGCCATTGTTGTTGATGTCAGGTGCAACACCCACCGAGTAGTACGCACCCGATGCGCCGGCCTGAATGGTCACGTTGGTGGCATTGGTGAACGCGCCAGACACATAAGTGGTTTGACTTTCAACCACGGTCAACAAGTCTTGTGATTCAGGAAAGTTTGGATAACCAACTTCCTGAAACACGCTTGCTGGCGAGTATGCTTGAACGGCAATCTTCTCGCCTGCTGGCACGGTAACGGTAGCAGTACCTTGTGCAAAAATTACGTTGTAGCTCATGATGGCTCCTTATGCTTGATTGAACAGCAAGATACCAGACATTTCTGGTTGCTTGTTGACCACGCCGAACAAGGTATCGAGACGATACTTGGTCTTCATGGTGTTGACGTCGTACTGCTTTTGCATGACCAGCTCGATGCCTTGGTCGGTGCTTGCACGCATCACTGCGACACCAGCATCAGACGGGACAGCGTAACGGCCAGGCAGAATCTCCAGAGCATCCTTCTGCCAGAAGCAGTTCACCGGTGCAGTGGTGGTATTCAAGCGGTTGATGGTGCGACCAGCAGCAGCGGTGACGATGCAGTTCTGGTATTGCAACTCAGCGTCAGTGCCACCCTGTGCCGAGATGATCGGTGGGGTGATGACGCAAGTGGTTGCATTGGTCACGCTCACGACACGGAAGGTCTTCGAGAAACCCGTACCTTGCTTAGTGATGTGATGCACAGCCTCAACGCCTGTGATCTCGATGGCAGTACCAGCAGGCAGGTCGGTGGTGCTGGACACGGTAATCGTTTGGAAACGATTATCCACGTTGGCAGTTTCACCGGTCACCGCAGTCGAAGTTGCGACAGGAACATAGTAATTCAAAGCCGCAGCCAAAGTGCTCATCGTCGGATCAGCGCCAGTTGCGCCGGTGAGGCGATTGGCGTAGTCCAGCTTGTAGGTCTCAAAACCAGCGACCTGGCCGACGAACGAACGCTCGAAGGCGGTGTTGGACTTGGTTCCAGCGAAGCTGCGGGACACAGAAGCACCACCAGCGCCACCAGCGATGTTGCCAGCGATGCCGTTGTAGTCGCGTGAAGACAGGGCCAAGTAACGGTCAAAGGCTTGGACGCCCTGCTCGTTCATGATCGAGTCGCACAGGGCCACATCGTCATAGTCACCAGCAGCGGTGCTCACGGTAACGACCAGCGAACCAAGGTTCGCAGCAGTGTTCATAATGGCGATGTTGATGTCGGATGCCAGCTTTTGCTTTGCAGCTTCGCCCAGACGACCTTCTTGCAGTGCATCACGCAGCTCAAGTGCGTCCAGGATGAACGGCACGGACTTTTGGAAGCCGAGCGTTGCAGGGACGGAAAGCTGGGTGTATGCGCCGAAATTACCGGTCTGGTCCATGCCATCGTACGACTGTGCGATGTACGGCTGTGGACGATAGATGACGTTGTTCGTCCGCTCCATCATCGAACCTTCGGTGTTGTAGATGGACACGTTGCGGGACAAAACCAGCGCGTCGTTGAAGCCTTCGAGGATGTCCTCGAACGCTACGCGCTCTTCCTTACTGAATGAATTGCTCATGGAAAACTCCTAGTGGTTTATTTGGATGCTGATCGCTTCTGCGCCTTGTACGCAATGACCTTGGTCATGTTGCCAGTACGGGACGCATCTTCTCTCAGCCGCTCAAGGGTTGAGTCTACTGCGCCAGAAACTCGTCCCGTACCGGACACGATTCTTTCTGGCGGTGGTGCTGCTCTGCGGTTGGTAACTTTCAAATCTTTCTCCAGTTTTGCAACCGCAAAGGCGAACTTTACGGGGTCTTTGATGGCTGCCAGCTCTTGCGCCTTCTTTGGATTCTTTCCGAGTGCGTAGACGACCAGCGCGGGGTTATCCGCACCTTGGAGCATTACACCTTGCTGGGTGACGTTGAACAATTCCTGGGCCGCAGCCTCGGCATCGTCAAAGTCTTTGACTCGCAGCTCGGCTTTCGCCTTACCGTAGCCCTCCAGTTTGGCTTGCCAGGCTTTCTGCTGGGTCATAACTTCAGCTTCTTGCTTGGCGTTGACATCATCAGCCTGGCGTTTACGCTCAAACCAATTCGTCAGTGCTTCCTCGAACTTCTCGGCATCGTAATCGTGATCTTCTAGGTTCGGCTTCTTGCCCAGCACGACTGGTTTGATCTCAGTCGTAGAGGTTTGGAGCTTGCCTTGCAGTTCTCGATTTTGGCGTTGTAGTTCTCGGTTCGTCTTGCGCAGCTCGCGTACCCATTCAGGTGCTTGAGTCTGTTCTTCTTGAGGTGGCGCGTCCTCACCGATGGATACGACAACTTCGTCGGATTCCTCGCCGTCGTCTTGGTCTGTGGCCTGATCGCCTTCGGCTTGCGCCTCTGGCTGCTCGGTGGCCTCGTCCTCGATGACTGCGGTATCTTCGTCGTTATCGATCTCCTGATCTGCCTTTTGCTTCATCTTTTACCCCGTCTGAAACTCGCCCATTGATGCGGCTGGGTGGATGCCGTTTGTTGAATTATAACCTATTTAAATTATCAAACAGGCTGAATAATCTGGCCTCGCATTATTTCCTGCACCGCTTCTGCGTTGGCCATCGCCATCTTCTGAGCAGTTTCGTCGACCTGGCTCAGGGTCTCCAGTGTCTTGGCCCGGCTAAGTTCAGCGTCGGCCACGGTCTTGACCGTACTAGCGCGAGCCTGGGCTGCCTTGGCGGTGGCCTCCTCGGCTGCGGCTTGCAGGTACATGGCATTCGGGTCTTGCGGCTGATTTTGCATCTCGGCCATGAGTTCCTGCGCTTCTTCGTCTGTCGGCTTGACCACACCCATGCGCAAGAGCTTCTTGCGGAAGTAGGTGTTGGCGTCGCTGATACCCTCGCCTTCCATATTCATCATGGCCATTGAGGTGATGACTTGCTGGGTCTCTGGGTCTTGCGTGATCTGGAGCATGCCGGTCAACGCCCTAACTGTGGCAGCACGCTTGCTGCTGCTGGATGGCCCGACTTCGGACACCACATCAAATGTCGCAACACTCAAGTCGTTGGCCATCACCACCGCGCCTGTTTCCGTGTCGATCGTGGGCTGCATCAGCTCCACCATCCCAGCTGCGCCAGTCGGGGCGATCGTCTTCATCTTGCGCTTGTCTTCGATGTAGATTTCCTTAGCCATACTCAGCCAGATCTCGCCGCAACGTTTCATGCCCTTTGCAAAATTGCTCATGTAGATGAACGTCTGCATGTCAATGCGAGTCTGAATCATCTCGACAGCTTTGCCAGATACGTTAGACACCATCTTGTCAGCCCCCTGGGGGTTGCCCAGGATGTCCTGCATGTCTTGCTCGGTGATCTGCAAGAGCGTTGCCATAGCAGCTGGAATTGCTGCGCTGCGGGTATAAGCAACGGGGCCAGCGACCGTTAGATTTCCGTCTTGATCGGTGATCGGATTGACCAGCAGATACGGGTAATCGCGCAGGTTGTCTTCGGCCCACATGACTTGATGCCCGGCAACTTGCTCTGGGGTCAGGATTGGCTTCTCGATGCTGGACAGGGCTGAAATCTCGCCCAGCTTAGAGAGCTGCATGTTCTTCAGTCGCTGGGCATCCTTGGCCAGGCGCACAGCGCCCATGCAACGCTCGATGTTGTCGACAAACCAGCGTTTGCCGTACACCGGCACGATGGGTATGCACTTGCCTGCGATGTAGCCAGCATCTTCCAGCACCCTGCCGCCCGACATGATGTACTTACGAACTCGCATACGCTTGACACGCTTTTGGCGAATCTCGCGGCTACCGATGGCTAGCAGGGTTTGTTCCAGCATTTCGTCGTTCGTGAAGTCTTGCGGACTGTAGCGTTCCTCAGTTCCATCAACACCTTCGAAGATGCGGATCGTCTCGGTCTTTTCCTCGACTTTGTAGTATTCGGCAACGAACACCACGTCAGGGGTCGCCCAGTCGAACTCGTACTGGTGGATGATCTTGGGCCAGTCTGCCGGGTCGTCGTCGTAGGTTTCTTTGTAACTCTCGCGGGTCATGCTAGTGACCACGAAGCAATACTTGGCGTCGGACTTGTCCTGGCGTTTGGCGTTCAGGTCAAAGAAAACCGAGCTGTCGGCATCAAAGATCGGCTCAAAGCGGATCCGCTGACGATCGTCCTCTGGGTCTTCTTCGTCTTCGTAGACGGTGCGCAGCCGCCACGCACCGAAGCCGCCGCCCACAGCCTCCTCGAAGGCGTTGTCGTAGGCTTCGTCGGCCACGGATGCCTGCTCATCTGCGCGGTAGAGACCGTCGCAGACTTCGGCCAGCTTGTCGTTTTCAGTGCCGTCTTTGCTGACGTAATCGACAGTGATGCGATTGTTGCGGTACTCGTTGACGATGCGAATGACCGCCAGCATGATCTTGTTGACTTCAAACTTGGGCTTGTTCTCGTATTGATCCCAAAGTGGGCCTTCCCACTGTGCGCCGCAAAGACTATAAAAGCGTCGGTCTTGCAAGCATTGCAAGCGTTCATCCCTCAGTGCAGTTTGGATGTCGTTGTACTGCCGCAGAGCATCATCGTGCAAGTTCGAGAGCCGCTGGTCGTTGGTAAGTCGGGCCACGTTAGGATTCCTCAATTAATGCGATTATATCACCACTTTTTAACATTGGCGATGGGCGTGAAAATCGCTGACCTTGTAACGGCTGTACGCCGAACGCCTTCACAAGCGTAGCGTAAGGCGTCAATGACGTGATTCTTTTTGTCCTCAAGCACTGGCAATATCTTGCCGGTCAATGGGTCTGTTTTGTAGCTGTACAGGGTCAGCTCATCAATCGTATGAATGCAGCGCGGATGAACCACGATGTCATAACTCTTGAGAAACTGGATGCCCTCCTCGACCGATTTCGGGCCTTTGACGGCTGTCATGATCTTGGGGAATCCGTTCTTGCGCATATGGCTGATCGTCTCAGGCCTGGCTGAGTCGGCCACGATGGGCCACTTCTCTGACTCGGGCACTTGCATGAACAGCTCGGGTGTGTTGACGATCTCGCAGCCGACCATGTAGGTCTCGTAGTCAATGTAGAGCGTGCGCCCGACAATGTGACAGCGCACCAACGTGGTCGGATCGACAGAGAAACCCCAGTCAGCACCAAACCGGTGAATAGCGTCAGGCGGCGCGTCGAAGTCCTCAATGCGCCAATTCTTGAACACTCGGCTGTTGCTGTTGGTCAGATACTGACCCATCCAGACGTGGCTGTACTTGTCCGAGTCACGCCGCTTGTCATATTCCATCTCGTCCTTCAGGACTTGAGGAAACCAAGGGTTATCGGTGAAATTAACTTTTAAGACGTTTGAATCTTTAGGCGGTGTCGGGCCACGCAACAGGAAGTCCACCGGGTCGGACTGCAGGCGCGGGTTCCATGTGAACCACAATTCGCTGTCGGGCTTGCGGATGGTTGGCCGCAGCAAGTCGAGACTGGTCTGGCTCAGGGACTGGGCCTCTTCCACCCAGGCGCAGTCGTAACCCTCGAGCGACTTGATGCTGTCGGCGGTGTGGTTCTGCATGCCTTGGAAGATGATCGCGCCGTCGCCCTGCCTGGACTTAATGACGGAATCTTGAACTTCGAAGAACGCACCAGCATTCATGTCCTGAATCTTGGTCTCCAATAATCGCTTAACGGACTGATTCAACGATCTCTGAATCTCACGCACACAGACACTACGCCGCCTCTGGTCTA